CTGGAGTGGGCCAACAAGCGCATGGACTATGATTTCCAAGAGCACATATTCAATGCGGTGGACTTCAAGTACAGCACCATCCACGGCTGCGAGGTTTTCTGGGTCAAGCCTGTCCAACCCGAGCCTGAGGCCGCCTAATGTCTGCAATCCCAATCGTTGACGAGGTAGCCGCGGCCATCGACGCCGCCCACGAGCGCCAGGTTGAGCTGCCCAGGTCGCACCTTGGCGCAAGCCAGCTCGGCCACGTCTGTGACCGGTGGCTGTGGCTGTCCTTCCGCTGGGCCGTGCGCGAGCCCTTCCCTGGTCGCATCCTGCGCTTGTTTCGGCGGGGCCGGCTGGAGGAGGCCACCATAGCGGCGGACCTTAAAAGCATTGGGATTGAGATACACAGCACCGAGGGCGAGCAGGCTCGGGTGGACTTTGGCTCGCATGTCTCCGGCAGCCTGGACGGCATCATCGAGTCTGGCGTCCCTGGTGCGCCGAAGGCTCGGCACATCTTCGAGGCCAAGACGCATTCCAAGAAATCGTTTGACGATCTGGTCAAGCACGGTGTCGAGAAGTCCAAGCCGGTCCACGCCGCGCAGATGCAGGTCTACATGGCTGGCACGAACATTGACCGGGCGTTGTACTTTGCAGTCTGCAAAGACGATGATCGCATCTACACCGAGCGGATGCGCTACAGCCGAACCGAGGCCGAGCGCCTGATTGCTCGCGGGCATCGCATCGCACTGGCGGACAGGATGCCTGAGCCGCTCAGTAGCAACCCGGCATGGTATGAGTGCAAGTTCTGCGCGGCGCATGATTTCTGCCACGGCAGCAAGAAGACCAAGGAGGTCAATTGCCGGACCTGCGCTCACAGCACGGCGGAGCCGGATTCAACGTGGACATGCGCACGATTCGACCGCAGCGTGATCCCGATTGAGACGCAGTACACCGGCTGCAACAGCCATGTTCTGCACCCTGACCTAGTGCCGTGGCAGCGGATGGACGGGCCGGATGCTTGGACGGCAATCTATCTCATTGACGGGCGGGAAGTCGCCAATGGGGAGGGGGATGCGAATGTGTTTGGGTCTCGGGAGTTGCTGGGGCTGGGGAATTGAATGAGCTTCATCTATTCGCTGGCGCTGGTGGAGGAATCCTGGCCGGCCAACAACTTGGACACCGATGCGTCTGCGCCGTTGAATGGGAGCCCTACGCCCAAGCCGTCCTTGTGGCACGACAAAACGATGGCAGTCTCCCGCCTTTCCCGATTTGGGATGACGTGCAAACCTTTGACGGACGGCCATGGCGCGGCATTGTTGACATTGTGGCTGGAGGCTTCCCGTGCCAGGACATATCCGTCGCCGGCAAAGGTGCAGGCATTGACGGCGCCAAGTCAGGAATGTGGGGACACATGGCGCGGATCATTGGCGAGGTTCGACCCCGATACGTTTTTGTGGAGAACAGCCCAGCCCTCATTACTCGAGGACTTGGGCGAGTCCTCGGTGACCTGGCCGCGCTCGGGTATGACTGCCGCTGGACAGTGTTGGGAGCTGCCGATATTGGGGCGCCGCATCAAAGGGACAGATTCTGGCTTGTCGGTTCCGACCCCAACGCGCTACGACGCGAGCGGAAAGGGAAACCCGCGCAAGGACAGCAATGGCGAGGAGGGCGGGCGCCACGGAGTGAGCTTGCACCATTTCATAAAGTTATGGCCGACACCGACAGTCTGCGGCAACTACAACCGCAAGGGAGCCAGCGCGACGAGCGGGGATGGCCTGATAACGGCGCTCAGGACATGGCCAACGCCAATCAGGCGCGACAGCAGGACGGTGCGGGGGGGGGCAAGAATGAAGAATTCCATGGGGTCGGAACCGCTGATAACGCAAGTAGCGGAATCGGAGCGCCGCACAGATGGGCGCCTGAACCCAGTGTGGGTCGAATGGTTGATGGGGTGGCCTTTGGGATGGACAGACTTAAAGCCCTTGGAAATGGACAAGTCCCAGCCTGCGCAGCCGCCGCTTGGAGAATCCTGAATGCTCCGTGACTACCAACAGCGCACCATAGACCAGCTCTACGCTTGGTTCGATCGCAACAACACCGGCAACCCCTGCCTGGTGCTGCCCACCGGCTCGGGCAAATCCCACATCATTGCAGCCCTGTGCAAGCGGGTGCTGCAGGAGTGGCCGGACAGTCAGATTCTGATGTTGACCCACGTCAAAGAGCTCATTGAGCAGAACGTCGAGAAGTTGCGCCAGCACTGGCCCGATGTACCGGTGGGCATCTACAGCGCCAGCATCGGCAAGAAGCAGCTTGGCGAGCCGATCACTTTTGCCGGCATCCAGTCGGTACGCAAGAAGGCCGCGTTGCTGGGCCACGTTGACTTGGTGCTGGTGGACGAGTGCCACCTGATTGCGCACAAGGACCAAGGAGGCTATCGCTCGCTGTTGGCCGAGCTGCTGGCGATCAATCCGCGCCTGCGAGTGGTGGGCCTGACCGCCACGCCGTACAGATTGGGCCACGGAATGATTACCGACGAGCCCGCCATTTTCAAAGAGTTGATTGAGCCAACCAACATCCTCGAACTGGTGCGCCTCGGCCACCTGGCGCCGCTACGTTCCAAGCACACCACAGCGCAGCTTGATGTGACTGAGGTTCACAAACGCGGCGGGGAGTTCATCGAGGCCGAGCTACAGGCGGCAGTAGACACCGCAGATCAAAACAATTCCGTCGTGCGCGAAATCATCAAGCTCGCCGGGGATCGCAAGGCCTGGCTGGCGTTTTGCAGCGGCGTCCAGCATGCGTGGAACATTTGCGACAAGCTCAACGAGCTCGGCATCGTGGCGGACTGCATCACTGGCGTCACGCCGAAACGGGAACGCGAGCGCATCATTGGCGAATTCAAGGCGGGAAACATCCGCTGCCTGACCAACGCCAATGTCCTGACTACCGGGTTTGATTACCCGGACATTGACCTGATCGCCATGCTGCGGCCAACCATGTCTCCAGGCCTCTACGTCCAGATGGCTGGCCGGGGTTTGCGACCCAAGAGCCATACCGATCACTGCCTGGTGCTTGACTTCGCAGCGGTGGTGGCAACCCATGGCCCGATCACCCACGTCCGACCGCCGAACAAGAAGGGCGAGAAGGAGGGCGCTGCGCCGGTCAAGGTATGCGACAACTGCCAGGAGTTATGCGCCCTGGCGGCCCGTGTATGCCCTGCCTGCGGGCATCCGTTCCCGGAGCCTGAAGTTAAGAAGCTCAAGCTCCAGAACGATGACATTATGGGATTGGCGGGCAAAGAGATGGAGGTGACTGCTTGGCGCTGGCGCAAGCATGTCAGCCGAGCCAGCGGGCAAGAGATGTTGATGGTCACTTATTACGGTGCGCTGTCCGATGCGCCGGTGAGCGAATACATGCCGGTGAACAATCCCGGCTATGCGGGTGAGAAGGCGAGGCGGGTTGTGGCAACGATTGCCGTAGATGCCGATGTGCTTGTGACTGATCTGTACAACCCGCTGGACGTGGTGGCCGACATTCTGTCCTGCGGCGAGCCGCCAGACGTGATTGAGTTCAAGATGGACGGTAAATATCACCGTGTTATGCAACGAAAATGGAAACTAGATGCGCCACAAACAGCCTGAGATCGTGACGATCTACTACAACATGCTCAAGGCCGGTCCGCCAAAGTGCTGCCACAGCTGCGAGATGTATGGCACGGATGGCCTGTGCGTGGAGTTCTTCAAAGAGCCGCCGGAGGAGTTTGCCGCCACGCCGGATGCCTGCGACAAGTGGGTGATGGACCTGCCCTTCTGATGAAAACAGAACACGAAGAGCAGCGCGAGCTGGTGCAGTGGATCCGCCAGGCCTGCGGGGTGCGGGTCTTTGCAATCCCCAACGGCGGGCTTCGGGGCATCGCCGCCGCTGGACGCCTGAAGGCCGAAGGCGTATCGGCTGGCGTGCCTGACCTGTTCATCCCGGCCTGGCTGTGCTGGATTGAGATGAAGCGCGAGAAGGGCGGCAGCGTCTCGTCGGAGCAGCAGAGCTGGCATGACTACCTGCGCAACCTGGGGCACCATGTGGTCGTCGGGCGAGGGCAGGAAGATGCTAAAGAAAAGATGCGAAACCTAGGGTTTGTACCTAGAATTTGATGCTTTTTTTTGGGTATTATGCTTCTCACACCAACCCGCAACCGGACCGGAG